CCCTGTGGCAGTGCCTTGCCTGTGGGCACGAGGTCACAGTCCAGGCCGTCACCCTGCGACAGGCCGCCGCCATCACCGGCACCTCGGAGCGCACCCTGCGCGACTGGGCCCGGCGCCGCGGACTCCTCGCCCCCGTTGCCGAAGGCCCAAGGCGACGCCTGTACGACCTCGGCCAGATCCGCGGCCTCATCGCGCAGAGCCGCCTACGACAAGGGGCGTGACCTGCTATCATTGCCGTTAGCGGCCTACGAACGCGCCCGAAAACCCCCGTCACTGGCGGGGGTTTTCCCGTATCCCCGAGGAGGCGGCATGAGCATGGGCGCACCTCGCACCGTCTGGCAGCTGCTTGCCGAGCTGTACCAACCCAGCCACCACCGCGCCACACCCGGAGAGCTCGGCAAGGCCATCGACCCCCGCACCGTCCAAACCCCCGCCCTCGACCTCATCGACCGCGCCCTGGTCAAACTCGCCAACACCCCCGACGGGCGGCTCATCATCTCCATGCCACCCCAGGAAGGCAAGTCCACCCGCGTTGGCCGAGACCTGCCCATCTGGCTCCTGCAACACAACCCCGATCTGCGCATCATCACCGGCAGCTACGGGCAAGGACTCGCCAATCGCAACGGCCGCGCCATCCGCAACGCCATCACCGCACACCCCGAACTCGGACTCACCATCGCCCACGACCACGGCGCCGCCGGCGAATGGAGCATCGAAGGGCGTGCCGGAGGCGTCTACAGCATCGGACGCGGTGGCGGCGTCACAGGCCGCCCCGCCGACTTCCTCATCATCGACGACCCCATCAAGGATCGGGCGGAAGCCGACTCTAAAATCATCCGCGACACCTGCTGGGACTGGTGGACCGACGCCCTCGCCGCCCGCCTCGCCCCCGGCGCCCAGGTCGTCCTCATCCTCACCCGCTGGCATCAGGACGACCTGGCAGGCCGCCTCGTCGCCTCCGACACCGGCTGGGGGGTCCTCAACATCCCCGCCCAGTGCGAGAACCCCATCAGCGATCCCCTCGGGCGCGCCGCGGGCGAATACATGATCTCCGCCCGTGGTCGCACCCGCACCCAGTGGGAGGCCCGCAAAGCCGCCGCCACCCCCCGCACGTGGGCGGCCCTCTACCAAGGCCGCCCCTCCCCCGCCGAGGGAGGCGTCCTCCGCCGTGGATGGTGGCAACGCTGGACCAGCCCACCGCCACTCGGGCAGATCATCCAATCCTGGGATCTCACCTTCACCGGCAGCAAAACCAGCGACTGGGTCGTCGGGCAGACCTGGAGCATCAACGGCCCCAGCATGTACCTGCTCGACCAGGCCCGCGGGCGTTGGGGCTACAGCGACCAGCTCGCCCAGATCCGCGCCATGCGGGAGCGCTGGCCCATGAGCAGCGCCGTCCTCATCGAGGCTGCGGCCAATGGCCACGCCGCCATCGACACCCTCCGGCGGGAAATCCCCGGCATCCTGCCCGTCACCCCCCGAGGAGGCAAGACGATCAGGGCCGACGCCATCGCCCCGCTCGCCGAAGCCGGCAACATCTGGCTGCCACAAACCCGCTGGGCCGACGACCTGATCGAGGAAGCCGCAGCCTTCCCCAATGGCACCCACGACGACCAGGTCGACGCCCTCACCCAGGCCGTCGCCTGGGCGCTGATCCCCGACCTCGCACAAGCCGGCTTCGGCACCACGTTCTACGACATCGGATAGGAGGCAACATGCCCATCGAGCATCTCACCTCCGCCCTCGAGGAACACGCCAAACGCGGAACCGCCTACGCCACCTACCGCGCCTACTACGCCGGACAGCACGAACTCCAGTTCGCCACCCCCGACTTCCAAGCCAAGTACGGCAAGCTGTTCGAGAGTCTGCGGCAGAACCTCTGCCCCGCCGTCGTCACCGCCACCACCGACCGGCTACGAATCCGCACATGGGGAGGCGCCGCCGAGGACCGCCTCGCCGACGAGAACGGCCTGTCCCGCCTCGTCGCCGCAGTCAACATCGAAACCGCCCGCTGCGGTGACGCCTACACCCTCACATGGCTCGGCCGCAACGGCCAGCCCAAGGCCCGCTACCATCGAGCCGACCAGATCATCCCCCACGTCGACCCCGTCGACCCCGACCGACTCGACCGCGCCGCAAAAATCTGGATCGAGGACGGCTACGGTCGCGCCAACCTCTACTACGCAGACCGCGTCGAGCGCTACCGCACCGTCAGCAACCTCGGCAAGGCCAACCTCCCCGTCGACCACACCGCATGGCGACCCCACGCCGACGACGACGGCGGGGACGTCATCCCCCACGGCTTCGGCGTCGTCCCGTGCTGCTGGTTCAAGCGCGGCGCAGAGGAGCCCGAGCAGCACGGAACCTCCGTGCTCGCCGACATAATCCCTTTGCAGGACGCCCTGAACAAGGGGCTGGCCGACCTGCTCGCCCTCTCCGAGGCCTACGCCCGGCCCTTCTGGTATCTCCTCAACTACCAGCCGAAGAGCGCGAACCCGCTCGCCCGCATCCAGGAGTTCACGCAGGCCGCCGCCGGGCTGCCCCGCAGCAAGTTCGACGGCAGCAGGCAGCGCATCTTCACCCACGACGGGCCGGGCCCGTTCGGCCAGCTGGATCCGCCGGACCTGGGGCGACTGCTCGAAAAGCAGCGCGACCTCAAGGAGCAGATCGCATCCATAGCCGGCGTGCCCTCCTACTACTTCTCCCAGACCTCCGGGCAGATCCCCTCCGGCGAGTCCCTGCGCGTCCTGTCCGCCCGCCTCGTCTCGTCCGTGCGCGGCATCCAGGACGTCACAACCCCCGTATGGCGGGGGCAGGCGCAACTTCTCGGCCTCGGCGACCTCACCCCCCAGTGGGAGGACCCCATGCCGCTCGACGAGACCGAGAAGATCGGCAATGCCGCCATTCTCCAGACTCTGGGGCTGGCGCTCGACGACATCGTCGACTACCTTGGCCTGCCTGACCGCGACGCCGTACTGGAGCGGGCCGCCGCACAGCGAGCCACGTCCGCGGAGGCCACTGGCCGCGCCCTCGCCGCCGGCGAAATCCCCGCCGTCTACTAGTCATGTACACGCGCGAAACCCTCGAGGCTCTCGCAAGGTCCCGACGGGCCGTCGAGCATCTCCTGCAAGGGCAGGCCGACGACCTGATCGCCGCCTGGCTCCATGCCCTGCAAGAGGCCAAGAGGGAACTCGACAAAGCCCTGAGCATGGGCGACCTCGACCGGGCCGCACGCCTCAAGGTGAGCCGGCGAGTCATCGCCGAGCAGATCCTCGAGGCAGCCCGCGCCACCAACCAGGCCCTTGTCCCGGGCGCGAGACTGGCGGTCGAGAACGCCGCCAGTGCCCAAGAGGAACTCATCGCATCCCAGCTGCCCCACGGCCTCGACGTCGGCTTCCGCCGCCCCGATCCCGAGGCTCTCAAGGCGATCGTCGAGCGCACCACGCAACAGATCACGGTGCGCACCTACCACCTCTCCCAAGAGGCCGTCACCGCCATGACCCGGGCCCTGCGGCTCGGCATCTCCGGTGGCCTAAACCCTCGCGAAGCCGCACGCCGCATGGTCGCCGACACCGAGGGAATCTTCAACGGCAACATCACTCGCGCCCTGGTCATCGCCCGCACCGAAATGCTCGACGCCCACCGCGCCGCAGCCCGGGCCGTCGACCTGGCCAACCGCGACATCCTGGCCGGCTGGCAGTGGCATGCGAAGCTCGACTCCCGCACCTGCCCGTCCTGCATCGCACAGCACGGCAGCCTGCACGACATCGACGAACCCGGCCCCCTCGACCATCACCAGGGTCGCTGCACCCGCCTACCAAAGACCAAGACCTGGCGGGAACTCGGATTCGACATTGCTGAGCCCCGAGGTCTCGACTTCGAGTCCGGCCCGGACTGGTTCAACCGCCAACCCGAGGAAGTGCAGCGCGACGCCCTCGGCCCGAAACGCTACGAGGCATGGCGGGCCGGCGGATACCCGTTCAGCGAATGGTCGAAGCCGCGTGTATCCGCCGAGTGGCGTACCGCCTATCACACCGGCAAGGTCGGTCAGCCTCCGGAGGGGGGCTGGCGCTGGCCCTCCCCGCCGCCCGACAGGCCGCTCACGCCGCTCGAGCAGGCGCACTTCCAGCGCCGACAGGGCGCGCTCCCATTCGACCTCCACGGCGAAACCCTGAAGCCGCACGAGATTGAGTTCGCCGAGCGCATGCAGGGCAGGCGCCAGACACTCGAATGGATACCAACCCCGAAGCCAACCGCCACCAATCCCCGGCCAGTGGCCACCAACGACTTCACCTGGCAGGGAGAGCAGTGGGAGCTGAAGTCAACCGCCGCCAAGTACGGAACCATCAAGACGCGCATACAGAAAGCGGTCAGGTCCGCAAGGGACAACCATGGCGTAACCAAGGAGAACTTCTTCATTGATCTTGGGAAGCGCTCCCTGCCCCCCAACCTCCGCGCCCAGTTGGCCCTGTACAACCAGCGCGTGCGAGACGGTCGCATCAAGTCCCTGTGGATCATGTCCCGGGATGGCGCCGAGTTGGAAGAAATCCATCTGCTCTGAACAGAGCAAAGACGGAGCGCTACGGCCTCCACGTTCTGACGGTCCGTTATTACAGGACTGGCGGGGGGGTCACGCTCCGTCCATGCCATTATACCTCACCCAAAGGAGCTCCCATGACCCGACATGTCGTCACCATGCCCCCTGAACTGGCCCAAGTGATCGCCATCCACAAGGCCATCTTCGGTGGCTGGAGGATGCAGGCCGACGCCACTCCGGACGGGGACGCCCCTGAAGCCCCGGAGACCGGAAGCGCCGTTGACTGGGAGGTCAAGGCCCGGGAATGGGAAGCCAAGGCCAAGCAGAACGCATCCGCCGCCAAGAAGCTCGCAGCCCTGGAGGACGCCAACAAGTCCGAAACCCAGAAGCTGACCGACCGCATGACGGCAGCCGAAACCAGCGCCGCCGACTGGCGCGGCAAGTATCAGGCCCTCGTCGCCAAGCAGGCCATCCTCGACGCTGCCAACAGCGCCAACAGCACAGACCCCGAGACCGTCTACCTGTATCTGCGCGACCAGGTCACCGTCGCGGACGACGGCGCCGCAACCGGCATCGAGGCGGCCCTCAAGCAGCTCCAGCAGCGCAAACCCCACCTGTTCCGCGAAGCCCCCGCCGGGGCCCGCGACACACTCGGCGGCAAGCCGAGCGCCCCCGCCCTCAACAGCCCCGAGCTTGAAAAGGCTCTCCGCCGAGCAGTCGGCGCCTGACCTCCGGCTACACCACAAAGGAGATTCCCATGCCCATCACCGCCCCCATCAAGACCACCGACTTCGCGGGCTTCATCAACCCCGAAATCGCCGAGCCCATCTTCGAGGAAGCGGCAAAGCAGTCCGTCGTCCAGAGGCTCGTCCCCCGAACTGATCTCGGCCCTGCGGGCGTGGCCATTCCTGTCGTCACCGGTCGCCCGCGAGTCGGCTGGGTCGGGGAGGCGGCGAAGAAGCCCGCCACCGAGAGCAAGATGGGCCTGCGGACCATCAAGCCCGAGAAAGCGGCAGCGATCGTCGTCGTCTCCGCGAACGTGGTGCGGGCCAACCCCGCCAAGTATGTCGACCGCCTCTACGACCAGCTCGCAACCGCCTTCGCGCAGGCATTCGACATGGCCTCCATTCATGGCAAGGCGACGGACGGCACCACCGCCGGCCCCTTCACTGACTACCTCGCAAAAACCACCAAGGCCGTCGAAATCGGCACCGCCACCGCCGAGAAGGGCGGCGTCTACGCCGACTTCGCCGCAGTCCTGCGACTGCTCACCACCGACCGCAAGCGCCTCACCGGTTGGATGCTCGACTCCACCGTCGAACCTGACATCATCGACGCCGTCGACAAGAACGGTCGCCCCATCTTCGTCGACGTGCCGACCGGCGCCGACGACACCCTCATCGCGGGCCGCCTGCTCCGC